TGCCCGAGGAAATCTGTCAGCGGGTAGGGGGCGAGATTCCCGCTGTCCGCAACGGGCCGCATCATCGAGATCAGATCGCCGCTCATTCTTCAGCCGGGCCCTGCGGCCTTGACGGATGGGCTTGATACGGTGATTGCGGCGCTACGGCTGTAAGCCGTTGTTCCGCAAGCCTAAAAAAATACAATTCCACACCTGTTTTGGGGCTGGCTTTCGGAGGCTGCTTGGCTATTGTGCGGCCTCACGCGCTCCTAGCTCAGCTGGATAGAGCATCGGATTTCGATGACGTGAGCCATAGCGCTACTTACCCTTGTCTCGCAGAGGTTTCTTGAATTACGCCGTCGCGGTCTGGGGTTTTTTCTAGGGATGGCCGTAACGGCTCTCGCTCTCCGATGAGTGTTCTGTTTTGTGGCGGGCTGATTGACTTAATGAGTGCAGCCTCCAGCTTCGCGCGCTTACTCTCATCAGCCGCAATATAAAATACATCGTCGAACGGGCGACCATTTGTACGATGGTTGGCGACTCGCCTCTGCATCGTGCGGCTTGTGCCAACGTAGACGACCTTGCCTTTAAGCATCAGTAGATAGACGCCAATTGCCGGCTCAGTTGATAGCTTGAGCGAGGCCTCTTCAGGGCCGACGACCTGGCTAGCGGTCCACCGGTCAAGCGCTGGTAGAAGCACGCTCTCGGCGCGGGCGACCGCAGCCTCGTAATCAAGCCCTAGCGACTGGCTTTTGATAGGGCAACCAGCTTTGGCCATTCTGGCAGGTACCGAGAAAAAGTATCTGGCGCCTTTTCTAAAGGGAACGAGCAACACATGCCGCGGAAGGATGCTGATAGCCTCTGGCGCTGTGTCGGCAATTGAAGCGGCTTCTGCCTCCTGTTCAGCTCTCGCAATGTGCGCCTGCTCGACCTTTTCGGCTTCGATCAGTTCATCGCGCTTGGTCGATCCGAAGTAGCGCTTACCGCCCCTCCAGAAGTCGAAGTAATAGTAGTTCGATTTCTTCGGTTTATAGACCGTCATTGCCTTTGCCTTTCTTGGCCGCCGGTTCCACCTCGGATATTTTCGGGGAGCGAGCGGTGGCACGATGCGTCGCCTCCAAACCGGCGCGAATATCCTCCATGTCCGAGTCCGTATAGAACTTTGAGGTGGTGCTGATGTCAGTGTGCCTCAACAGCTTCTGGACGAGCTTTAGATTGCCCGTGGCGCGCAGTGTCCGCATGCCCGTCGTATGTCGCGTATCGTGCAAGCGCGCATCCACGCCAGCCTTACGCCACTTGCGGCGCCTGTTCGTTCCGATGCCGTAGTAGGTCATCGGGTATCGCTTGCCCTTCACGAACTCGCGTTTGGTCTTTGGGCAGGTTCGCGTGCGCTCAGCAATGAAGGTGAACACCCACCAGTCGTCATTGCCACGCAGGCCCCACAGGATCTCATAGGCGCGTCGAGGCAAGGGGAGTACAGCGGGCTTGTCGCCCTTGCCGATGATGCTGATTGTCGCCTTGTCAAAGTTGACCTGTGGCCAAGTCAGCAACAATTCCCGCCGTCGCAATCCCATGATCTGGGCGAACTCTCGCAGCTCGGCATACTCCCGGCTTTCCACCTGATCGATTGCCGCGTCCTCGGCTTCGGTGATTTCCCGAACTGGGCGCTTTCGTTCCGGCAGTTTGTGTTTTTTCCAGACTGGCGGATTCGGGATTGATGCGGTCCAGTTCTCCCGCGCCTTGTTCATGACCCGGCTCAGCAGCGAGACGACGGTTTTATTGACCGTGCGAGGGCTCAGGGGGCGATAAAGCTGCTTCCCATTCCCGTCTTTGCCTGCCTTCATGACGCATTGTCTACGGGCTTCCACGGCTCTTGAAACCATGTCGTCCGTGATATCGTGCAAATACACCTGTGGTCCGATCTGGCCTTTGAGCCAATTCAGCGCCCGTTGAATATCAGGGTCGTTGCCGCGTGACCCGACTTCGTTCCACCAGCGGGTGCAAGCCTTCTCAACCGTGAGAGGCTTGCGGCCTGTTGCTACGTTGTCGGCAACGATCCGCTCGGCTTCCGCGAAGCGGGCTTTCTCGTAGTCCTTAGCGTCACGTTCATTCCGGCACTTCGTTGAGCCGGAAAAGCGTAGACCTTGGATCTGGAAGTCAAATTGATAGAACGGGGATTTTCGGACCTTGAAGACTGACATGGTTCACCCGTGCGGCGGAAAAATTCGGCAACATCAGCAAGGGTACAGACGTAGTGACGCCGGACAAGGCCGGTCCCCTTAATATGCACCGGGAGAATATCGTTGGCGATATGCTTCCGGATGGTTTTGACGTCCATACCGAGGACTGTGGCCAGCTTCCCGACTGGCATTGTCGGCTTGCCGGCGAAAGCTTCAATGATTTCGGTTGGAATGCTTTCTTTACTCACGGCGTTCTGCCTACTCCAATCCGTCCCGACGAGGGACTGTGACAGCGGGATTCAGTGAAGGCGTGAACAAAGAGCCCCCGCCATTCACTGAGACATCCTCACCAAGTCTGGCTATGATTTGATAGATTTCATCTGAGGCTTGCCAACCGGGCAAACTACTTCCGCAACGGTCGAAACAATTCTGATTGTCTCTCCTGGTTGAGACTCGGCCAATTCTGTGGCGCGCTTTTCAGCCGCTCGATGTGTCTTGAATGATTCAGGCGCATCTTTTTCGGCGGAATATGAAACCAGATTGTCGGCGTCGATTACATAAAACGTCATCGTTACTCTCCTTGGTTGAAACGAACGGGCGGAATACTCAGTAAGATTTCGGCTTGTTTGAAATGAAAAGTGCTTTGTAGTTACCCAGCCCCCTTATCATGAGCGGCAGAGATCATGGCTTTGTACATGCCACGGATCATGTGCCACTCGTCCTCAAGCCAATCCTCAAGGGGGCCGTGGTCGCCATCAACTACGCGCGCTGCGTCGCGCATGCGTTTGTCAGGCTCTCTCGGCACAATGACGCTGTGATCCCCGAGGGCGGCGGTGAGGGCCTCATCCCATGCCAGCTTTAAGTCGTCTTCAAGCCAATCAGGAAGGTGCGAGCGGCCACCATCCGGATCGAAGAAATTGCTCTCGAACCATTCCTTGAACTTTGCGTCGAGGGCGGACTTGGTACGTGTCGCTTCGGCGGCGCTCGGTGTAGGCTTTCTGGAGTGAGTGTCTTTCTGAACCATTCTACATCTCCTTCGGTGTGGATGCAGACGCGCGGATGGCGGTGGCGATCTGCCGGCCATCGGCTGGCAATCGATATGTCTGGTGGCTTATGTAGAACGCTTCTGGACCGACTGCGGTTTCGGCAATCTTCGCGCAAGCCTCTCGCGTCTCCGCCTCGATTTTGAGGGCGCGGGATTTCCATTCCTCAATCAGGGCCGCCCCATCCTTCACCTGCTGTTGGTGGGCTGCGATGATGCGGGCTTGGCGCTCGATTTCTGCTGCGGCTTCACGCATCGCTGCGTCGGCCCAATCGGGAAGATAATGATCGGCCCGGTCTAACAGCCGCCCCACCAGATCCGCGCTGCTCATGGGCGACGTAAGGGGTTTAGACATCAAAGACCCCCAATTCTCTTCTTAGTTCGCCACGAGATCCCCACAGTTCGCCCGTTAGATATTGGTTTCCTTCTTCCTCGGGGTAGTAAGCGCGCCACGACGCGAAAACACGGTTCTCTCGGCCACTTGCATGAATATCGGCAAGTACCTCATTGAACTGACGGCGCAGCCAAGCTCTTGTTGTCGACAGTTTCATACAGTCATGGGCGGACCACTCACGAGAGCGCTGGATGCCAAGCCCGTCGACCTTCACATCCGCGACGACGCGGCAAAGAACGGTCTTTTTGCCAGCCATCTCTCAGCCCTCCCTCTTATAAATGGTTTTGTTAAGGGAAGGGGGATTCAGACAAGAATCGTACAACGAGGAAGCCCCGTCCGCTGAGACATCCTCACCAGGTTGGGCTTTGGTGCTCATCCAAGTTTCGTCCGGCCATAAGCTGCGAAGATCACATTTTCGATTGCCGCCAGTTCGTGGTCGTAGAGGGTCGACCCAGCAATGGCGCGTTTGATGCGGTCAATTCGGTTCGCCTTGGTACGGTCTTCCTCGCGCTGAGCGCGACGAAGGATGGCGTCAACTTTAGCGTCTGCTTTCTTCGGCATGGTTTAATCTCCTGTTGATGGTTGAGCAGTGGTCGCGCGTGCGCTCACGTCGCAGATCGATGATGGGTTTCGCTTTTGGTGCGAGCATGGAGATGCTGCCGAGCAGCAATATCCCGACTTAGTCTCTGCACTTAGTGCATGTCCGACTGGCTCATTGTGGGCCGTCTCACCTGTCGGGGGAGAGGCCACTTTACTATCAACGATTTTAAACCCATGAAGCTCTAACGTGCGCAAGATGTCGCCCGCTAGAGAAGTGTCGCCGGTAAGATCAGAGAGAATATCGCGGGGGCTAATGTTGTTCATTTTGCCACCTGCAAGGATTGCTTAACAGCGTTCTCGACTGCGGCGAGTTTTCCTTTGATCGAAGACGCGATCATCGCCGCACATGACGAGTCAGCAATAACCCTGCCAATCAAGTAGTCCACGTCGGCTGAAAGCTCGTGCAGCGGTATGCGGATTTCGTCGCTCAATTCGCACGAGACACCCTGCAATGCAGACAACATCAAAGCGCGCTCGCTAGTGGTGGCTTTGCGGTGCCGGTTATCTTCGAACCGGATCATCAATCCGTCGCGAGGATCAACAAATATTCCAGACGCGCGGCTTCTAACGCCAGACTTGGTATCGCTCTCTCGGTGTGTGGTGCTTTCGGGTTGTACACACCTTCTCTGAACATCATCTCCCCTTATATCTATTAGGGAGGAGACTGGGTTGATCTTCATCGTTACGTGGCAATCGCACATTGCTAAGCAATTGCTGTCAACGAATCCGCCTGCTCGCTTGCAGGTATGCGTTGGGCCGTCTTCCACCCGTTTCGCAGGCACCGGCAGCGAGGAGAGGGCTGATCGTGCTCGATCCCCGCAATCACATGGCCGACCATCTTCTGATGTGACCGGAATTGCCTTTGGGGTGATGCAAGATGGATCGCCATCCCACGAGGGCGTATCGATCCAGTTGTCAGGATTGGCGTAGAACTCCAACGCCTCCCGCATCGCCACCGCCCCAGCATCTGAGACGGGAACTTCTGCTACTTCGACAAATGAGCTAGAAGCGCCACTCCGCCGAACACGGACAGAAGCAACAGTGGACCGGCAATCATCGGATTCATAAACCATAGAGGGTTTTTCATTTTCTACCTCGTTTGTTGCATCCGCCCCTACAGGGTTGAGTGACAGGATGGCGTCGGTGATTGCCTTTGCGGCCTTGTCGATGCCGACTATTGATGCAACGCCGTTGGCGGCCTCAAGTGTAGCGTCGCTAACCTCGATATTCGTCGCGATCAACCGGGCAATTTCCGCCTCGCTCGGGGGGAGAGTGGAGTCAGTCATTCTGCTGCCTCGCTGAATTGTTGCGCTGAAATGTGGGCTAGGGCGGCGCGCCCGATGTATTTGGCGTAAGCCGGCGGGATGGCTTCGGACATCTCGTTGCCGGACATCCAGTCGATACCCATGGCCTCGGGCCCGCAATAAACGCCAACGTCGCCCGTGATTGTTATGAAGCCACCGTTGGCCCAATGCTCCCGGCGGTTCTCTCCGCGGCGGTTGACGCGAACGACATGTTTGGGGTGCGCTGGCTGTTCGATCGGGAAGCTGCATTCGAAATGCCGATGCCGGTAGCTACGTAGACCGAACATGCCGCCGCACAGCATCAAATCGCGACGAACCGGAGCCTCGGGGACGTTCTCAATGACGTATGGCGCCCCGCTGGCAATCAGCTTCTGGCGAACTGGTTCGATCAGATCCGGGTAATGGGAAAGATCCTCGCGGGTGTTGAGCCGGCAGAACTTCTGGCACGGCGGCGACGCCCAAACGAAATCGAACCGGCGAAAGTCGATCTGCATCACATCCGCTTGGATGAAGGCGAACGGATACCGGGGCTGTGGGTCTATATCGACGCCAACAACTCGAAAGCCCGCCTGATGCAGGCCAACAGCAGCGCCGCCGGCGCAACAGAACAAATCCAGGGCAAGAGGCTTCTCACCCTGCATTGACATTCTCCTTGAGGGAGAGGGCGGGCGCATTTGCCAGTTCGAGCAGCACCTCGGCGTGGCACGGTTGATCGAGCGCACACCAACAGGCGAGGTTCTTGCCGGCCAAGTGTTTTACGAGCGCCGCGCCTGCGAAGAACTGCCCGAAATTGCCACCTTCTTTGTAGATTCGTTCTTGCTGCTTTGATGTTGCGCGACATTCCACGCAGGAGAAGAAATATTCCCTGTGCAGGTCAACTGCGTGCTGATGGTCGTAGTGAACACCGGCCCTGAATGGATTTCCCCACAGTGTGCCGCGACCGACGTACACTGTATTCTCCGGCATCTTCCAGCCCTTGGTGCGCTTTCGCTGAATGCGAATAGGTGTAACTTCCCCCCTCATGTCGCGCTCCCTTGATCGAGAGCGGCGCGGGCGATCTTGCCTTTATCGCGGGTCACATCGTGTATGTAGACAGAGTCTCGCGAGGCATACGGATCGTCTTCGATCGGACGCTGATTTGGCCCGTCATATCGGCGGGGGTCGGCATAGAACTTTAACGCAGTCTCAAGTGCTTCAATGCGGGAGGTGGAAGAGGATTGGGGAAGGGAAGATGTGGACAAAGCCTTTGTCCCGTCCGCTGATGGAGTGTCACCAGGTGGGGCGTCGTTAGCGGACCAGCCGCGCTTCCACATGAACGCGCAGTAGGCGGCGACGTCGAGCGGATCGCCCTTGGTGATGTGCCGCAGCAATTCATCTCGGCACACCGCTTCCCAATCATCCTTGGCCCAGTTGTCGCTGTAGCCATACTTCTGCTGAGCTTTGAGAAGTTTCGCCTTGAGCGCGTTAGCGAAACCGTTGACCAATGTTGCGGTCTGGGGGTGAAGTTCTTCCGAGAGATCGACCTTCCGGTTAGCGACCACTCGACGCAACATGCCCATCTTCGTCTCTGCGATCTCGCGGGCTTCTTCACATGCTCTATATTTTGTCACGCCACATCTCCCTTGGCTGCGGATGCAACAGCGCAACAGAACAGATCGAGTGCGAGGGGGCGGCTCATGCGAGGTCTCCACCTTGCAGGGCTTTGTGTGCCTTCCGCGCCTTACCCAGCAATTCCATGGATGCGTCGTAATCTTCGTAGAAGTGCCCGCCGCCTACATTCTCGATAAATTCATGCAAATCCCACAGCGCCTCGCGAGAAGGGCACTCAGTCCGCGCACCCTCGGTTACGTCAGATGATTGCTTTGTGAGCGCACTTGCGCCCCCATCCTTATGCCCGCTCATGTCTGCTGGCCTTCTGCTGGGATGTTGGCGAGTGCTTCGTCAAGAACTTGCTGCAGTCCCGGCGAGGCCATTCTCTTGGACGAAGGTGTTGATCGCATGCACTCACATTCTCGGGTGCAATCATCACAGCCGAAATCGGCATCTGCGCAACACCCATCGAAGCAGTCGAACACGACGCCTTCGCCACCGCAGACAGGACATTCGCCATCATCATAATGATCTTCGAAATCATCCATGTCAGACCTCCACCTTGGACGGACTCTTCCGCTGGCGGGCGTGCGAGCTTCAGGTATGAAGCCCTCTGTCAATCTAAGGTGAGGAGGGAAGCCCTGATCGCGGCGTTGCTGCCAGATCTGCAACAGATGATCAGCGTGAGACTGTGGCGTCATGCGAGCACCTGTTGGGATGCAAACTGATCTAGGCGCCTCCAGCAGGAATCCAGTTCCTGCTCTTCGATTTGAGACCGAGGCTCGAAATCGTAGAGCATGTCTTTCGCTCGTTGTATTTCCCCAACTCGAGCAAATCCGAGCGCTCTCAAGAGATACGCATTCATCACACCCGCTCCTCATGCTTGAGCAAGTCGCGTTGGTGATCAGCAATCCATGCTGCTGGTGAATTGTTCGCGATCTCGTCATGAACAGCGTCAGTCAAGGCCTCGCGGCACTCGTGCTCAAGCCGGTGATAGATCAGAAGGAAGAGGGGGGTGCCCGCGTCGAGCTGGTGAATTTTGCGAACCCACTTCGACGTGATGCCGGTAGCGCGCATTTCCTCGGCGTTCTTGAAGCGAGAGACTTCGATACCGATGGACTGGATCGACCATTCACCGTCAGGGAAATACGAAATCTCAGCTTCACCGCGAACGCCCTGATCTTCGAACCCGCCGTCGATGATGAGGGGAAGTTCGTCGAACCGGTAAGTGAATGTGTTCGCCTTCGCCATTTTGCCTAACTCCCCGAGTGTCTTTCGATGGGGAGGACTATGATCCAAGAAATTTGGATACGCAAGGCCTAATTTCAAAATAATTTGGATGGGTGCAATTTAAAATAACTTCGACTTGACGTATGTGTGACGCCGGAGTCATCCTAATGTTCACGATAGGTTCCGCAGTGCAGCACGGCCCAGCCTCGGGAACCGGGGCGAGGAATTGGAGGGGGTTGGGAATGCCAGACGACCAGAATTGGCGCCGTCGCCAAGCCATCCAGATAGCAGCCCAGCTCCCAGAGAAGACTGATGACGCTTTGGCGGTTCTTGAATTAACTAAAGAATTGGTCGTTGGGTTTCTGTGCGCTGATCAACCTCGCACGCCTCTGGCCGCCGCTGGTGTCGCGGAGGTTGTGGCTTTCCCGGCCTCTGTAAGCTCTCGCTGAAGCTTTACGGACAGGCCATCTTCGACCCCCCGCCAGAGCCAGTCGAGGGTCAGGCCAGGAATCTTGGTTACGAGGACGAAGGCTATCTCTTTTGAAAGAGGGCTTCCCCGCTCAAAGTTATTCCAGCGTTTAACCTCAATGCCCATGAGCTTGGCGAAAGAAGTCTGATTGTCGCCTGCGACAGAACGTCGCAAATCCCTCAGTCGCTTGGCTACGGCTGCGTTGGACATGTTTTCAGCTGAATCTGGCATGCGTGGCCATTGTCGCCACTTCCAAAATATTTTGCCAAGAAAGTCTCTTGGGGGCTTGCATTTCCAAATAACTTGGAAATAATGTGGGGCATGCAAGAGCTTTCCACCACAGCAGAAGTTATGGACGCCCTCGGGGGCAATGCCTCCGTTGTTGCAATCACGTCAAGCAATCCTAAAGCCGTATGGAATTGGCGGGTGTCAAAGACGTTCCCGGCAAACACATACGTCGCGATGACTGAGGCGCTCCAAGTGGCCGGCAAGACGGCGCCTGCATCGCTGTGGGGCATGCGTGAGCCTGCAACGCAGGAGCCAGCGGCATGAACACGTTGCATTGCTCCTTCTGCGAGAAGAGCCAGTACGACGTGAGAGATCTCATTGCAGGCCGGTGCGGCAACATCTGCAATGAGTGCGCCGTCCTGTCGGTGGAGATTGCCGAAGAAAATCGCATTCGGCGCATTGTCTGCGAAGAGCTTGAGAAACAGCCAAAGCCTGCGCCGAAGGAATCATTCATCGACCGCATTCTCCGCCGTGGTGCGAGCCCCGCGATTAAGCGAGGCGCGCAATGATGAAATCAGTTCGCCTTGCCTTCAGGATTTTCAACAGGAAGCATTTGAAGCAGCATCGCTTCACAGGCGGCCTTAATGCTCTGCAATCCAATCACTCCCATCCGCAGATGGGCTACAACAACTCGGTCGGTAACGACCTTGCCGCCAACTACGCCGTGGCGAATGGCTTCCAAGGTCATGTTGCCAATGCCATTGGCAAATCCCTGAGTAATAACGCCATCAATGTATATGAAGGGTGCGTGAGCGCTGGCAATAGCGGACGCCTCTCCCTCTATGGAGGGGATTACTTCAGTGGGGGATTTGGTTGTGGCGCTCTCGCTCATGATGGCTCCTACAAATTGTTTAAATGGGACAACGCTCAAGCATGCATGGTCCCTTATGAGTCGTCCATCAGCCTAAAGCAGCGTTTCCAGAGGTCATTTGCCGCTTTCCTCCGTGCATGGAGGCAAACATGAGCCCGCAGGCGACCTACGCGGGGAACGTCCGGCCGCCTGCGTCTCACAGCGCGCCTGGGGGCAACAAGCGCGATCCTGATCAATCTTTATCCGACGGCCAACGCGATGCTTTGTCTCTCGTGTTCTGGTCGCTGGTCATCGCTCTCATCTTCCTTTTGCCGGTAATCGGCATCGCTCTGATCAAACTGTCTAATTGAATTCACAACGCTCTCGACTGCAATCGAGAGCAAAAGAAACGTGTCTACAGGGTCTGCGTCGTTCTTCTTCATGCATCTCAATAAGCACGGAGAGGAATCCAAATGTTGGAGAAGTCGTCCAAAATGAGTGTCCGCGAAGCAATGATCGATTTGGTGGGCTACGCGCCGAGACACGGCGAACAGCACCGCTGGCTTGAGAAGGTTGCCAAGAGCGTTCAGGGGGTCAGCTTCCGAACCGCTCGGTCTCTTTGGTTGGGCGAAATAACAAAAGAAGATCACCTCGCAATAGTCGCCATCAAGCGAGAAGCGATGATCAAGAAGGCGAAACGCGAAGCGCAAATGCTCGCATCTCAATACGAAGCGATCGCGGAGGGACTACGTGCAAAAAACGAGAATCTACATAGCGCTGAAATTGATCTGCTGGTCCGCGCGGCTGTCGTCATTCGCAATTTGGATCGCACCGGAGCTTAAGGGCTGATCATGACACATTGGCATACCCCAGCACATCGTGAGCCGGCCAACCCTTGGACTGCTGAAGAGTGGGATCGTGCCGATAAACTGAGGAACGATGGCGCCGACTGGTCGCGCATTGCCGAATTGCTCGGCCGATCACACAAGGCGGTCAAGGCAAAGTTTCAGTTGATGAACTTCACGCCTGAACAGCGTGAGGCAAAGCGCGAATATCAGCGTCGCAAGCGGGACGAGAAGAAGAAGTACGAAAAGAGCGGACGACAGGCGGCGGGCCTCCAAAATGCTCGTGAATTGCCGTGCGCGGAGATCTTCATTGAACGAGATCGACGGCTAGCGTTGCCTGCTCGTGATCTCACTGCGGCATTCTGTGGAGATCCGAAGCCGGGGTTCTCTGCTCTTGATAAGAGGAGCGGGGCATGATCGAAGCCGTGCCAGCAAAGCTCGCCTATCTCACCGATAACGACGAAGAGGTCTTTCTCAACCTTGAGATTCAAGACAATGGATTTCGGCGCATCAAATTATCGCTCGGGCAGATATCGGGGCTTGCCGTCGACAGTGTTCGCATCCTTCGGGCCAAAGTAACGCCGCCAACAAGATGCGCCGCAATTCAGTATTCCGATCAAATGATTTGCCCGCGCTGTGACCTCACATGGGACACCAACACTATAGACGCGCCTGCCTGCAAGAAGAATGACATGCGCGGTTATGTGGAGGAGAGGGTGTGACAACATCCGAGCATAGTCTGCAAGTTCGTCTAATCAAACATTTGCGCGAGAACGCAGAGCCAGATGTGTTTTATTTCTCTATCCCGAACGGCGGTCTCAGGAACGCCCGCGTTGCTCAGAAGATGAGCGCGGAAGGTCTTTTCCCTGGCGTTGCAGATCTTTGCTTTATGCTGTCGGGAGGGCGTGCTGCTTGGCTCGAAATGAAAACAGAGGTCGGGTCCCTCTCAGATTACCAGCTCGGATTCAAAGCACGATGCGTTCGGCTTGGGCACCTGTGGGGCATGGCTCGATCGGTTGATGAAGCCATCGAAGTGTTGAAGGGATGGGGCGTGCTGAAATGAACGCTTTCCTCGAAACGGCGGATCGCCAGCAGGTTGCGGCCAGCAAACGGCGCGACAAGTTCATTGAACGCTCGCTGGCAAAGCTTGTCGTCAAGTCGGACGCTGACGCGCCTATGGTTGCATCGCCCAGCGATAAAGCAGCTTTCGAGCGACAGGCGCAGCTCAAGCATTACCGCGCATTCATTGCTGAGCGTCGGGCAAACCTCTTGCAGGGCAAATATCGGTCGGAAGTTTCCGAGCTTCTGAAGATCCTCGACACGCTGGCGGTTGTTAGCGCATCCGGCCTGATCAGCTTCCTCGCAAAATGCCAGTGGTTTCTCCACGCGGACCGAACGACGCGCCAAGACATTCTGTCGCTCATCAGCACCGGCATTGCCCGCCATCGCGTTCAGCAAGGCTTGGCTCCGTTCGACGACAGCATTTTCGACGAGCCGCCAACAGCCTTTGAGATTATCCGTTCCAACATGCAGGTGTTCCAGTGAACAAGGACCTCGCGCATAAATGTCAGATGCTGCCGCAAAGCATCCGAAAGAGCCGCGCGTTCGCTTCAGCGCACCTGTTGGCTAGTGGATGGCCGGCTGAAGTGATCGAGCGCGATCTAGATGGTGCGCTGGCTTGGGCGAATTCGCACTGTATGACGCAACAGCAAGAGAAGGCTCGTCGGACGCGGGCCCAAAACAAGACGCTCGTGAAGGGGGCTGATGCTCTCGACATGATGTTCGCAGCGGCGGGTATTGATCCCGTCAGCATCCCAAGAAAAAGGGAAGAAGTGCAATGAGTATCATTCGGTCTGCGCTGAACGACTACGCGCTATCCCGCCAGAAGAACTGGACGACTGACCGGTCGCAGACCGTCGGCGCGTCGGAAATCGGTCAATGCTCGCGCAAAGTCTTCTGGCTGAAGAATGAGAATGATCCACACTATGCAGCCCCGCGCGACCCCGACTATGTCGATACCTGGGGCGCCCGCGAGCGCGGCACAGTGTTTGAGAACCATTTTTGGGAGCCCGCGCTTCGCTCTCAGTATGGCGATCGGCTGCTATTCGCCGGCAGTGATCAACAAACGTTTGTCAGTGGCTTCCTATCCGCCACGCCAGACGGGCTATTGACCGGGCTCAAGCCTAACGAGATCGCGCCAAACAGTGGCTCGGAGGTGATGGTCGAGTGTAAGACCGCGGACCCTCGGACGAACCTCAATGAGGCCAAGCCCGAGAACGTTTTCCAGACCCAAGTACAGATGGGCATCATCTGGGATCAGACGGATTTCCGGCCGATGCATAGCGTCCTGTCCTACACCGACGCCTCGTTCTGGTCGGAAGGCAAAGAGTTCATCATCCCGTTTACGCCTAAGGTTTACGAGACCGCTCAGAAGCGCGCCGCGGAAATCATGACGGCGACTAACGCCGCTGATCTGAAGCCGGAAGGTTGGATCGCTGGCGGTAAGGAATGCGACTATTGCCCATTCACGCAAGCATGCGGCCGACAGCGCAAGACTGTACCAGCCGACGGTGGCGTTGCGGACCCTCAGTTCGTTGCGGAAATCGCTGATCTCGCAAGACAGCTCAAGTTTGCCGAACGGTCGGCTGAACTGAGCGAGAAGCAGGTCCGTGAAGCGCAAGAGGAAATTAAAACACGCATGCGCGCTAAGGGACTGCGGCGTCTCGTCGGCGACGGCGTCTCTGTGTCCTGGTCATCGATGAAGGGCCGAGAGACCTACGACAATAAAGCAATCCGCGAAGCTGCTGCAGAGGTCGGCATCGACGTGGAAGGCATGAAGAACACTGGCGAGCCATCTGATCGGCTGGTCATCACAGTTTCCAAACCTGACGGGGCGGAAAAATCCCAGGCTCGGCATTCCGCCGCGGCCTGAATAGCAACTCGAAACAGAAAGCAGATACACAATGCAAGATTTAGCAACGCAGCAGGCTGGCACTTCCATCGTCAATCCGGGCGGGAACTACTTCCAGTCCTACGGCGATCAGGTCAGCCAGAAGTCCATCGTCGGCAAGCTCTTGAAGTTCTCCAAGGGCGATTACCTCGTCGGCGAAGACAATGAGGAAGTGCCGAAAGGTACTCGGTACGTCGCCAACATGGACGAACTCATGGTCGGCTGGATCCGCTGGGAAGACGGCAAGCCGACAGACCAGATCATGGGCCGCGTCAGTGAAGGCTACCAGCCGCCCAAGCGCAACACGCTGGGCGATGACGACAAGGATAAGTGGGGCGTGGATGCGCAGGGGGCAGCACAAGACCCATGGGCATTCTCGAACTACCTGATCCTGAAGGCGACCGACAGCGATGAGCTGTTCACCTTCACGACCTCGTCTCGCGGGGGGCTGAATGCCATCGGCGAACTCTGCAAGGCTTATGGCAAGGCAATGCGCCAGCGGCCTGAAGACTTCCCCGTCATCGAACTCGATGTCGGTTCGTACCAGCACAGTAACAAGGCTTTCGGCCGTATCAAATTCCCGATCCTGAAAACGGTCGATTGGAATTCCAAGGCCGAGTTTGCCGAAGCGCTGGCCAATGAGGCTGGGGCAGCTGAGACAACTGAAGAGGATACGGGGGAGAGCGCCCCCGCGGCCAAGAAGGCCGGCAAGGGCGCTGGAGCTACCCGATTCTAAACGAGAAGCTACTCCTGGTCGGCGCGGTAACGCCGGTCAGGAATTTAACATCAATGCAAGCCGGTTAGGAGTCAATGCTGGCTAGTTGCGTAAGGGCGTAGGGACGGGGGCTGGGCATATTGGGGCAGGCATGAGCGAGCAAGCTACGAACTTCATAAAAAGCCTGTTTGGACCGGTGACAGAGTCGCCGGTCTACGTGTGTTCGCTTGCCAATGACCGGAACGACGCAACAGAACCGTCAGAGCGCCACGTCTCGACGCGCGATCTATCGGACATTGCCAAGTTCATTGCTAAATGGGACCGACCCAAGCGCGGCTTGTTCTTCTGCGTGTCCACCGTTCAGAGCGGGAAGAAGCGCTCCAAGGACAACGTCGTCGAGACAATCGGCTTGCATGTCGATATCGATTTCAAAGATATTTCGGACAGCCGTGCCGAGGTAGAGCGGAAGCTGGCACAGCTGCGCCTCCCGCCGTCGGTCACTGTCTTCTCTGGCAACGGCATTCACGCCTATTGGCTGTTCAATGAATCTATTATCGGCGGACAGGAGCGCATTGAGCAGGCCATGCGCCAACTTGCCGATCTGGTTGGCGGCGATCTGTCGGTTTGCGAGGTCGCTCGCCTCATGCGCCTGCCAGGCACCCACAACACCAAACATGGGCAGTTCACGCCCGTTGAAGAACTGACGCTTACGGATCGGCGATATGAGCTCGATGACCTCGAGGAGTGGCTGGCGGAATCGTCCCCGGTCATTCTGCGGAAGGAACGCCCAGCCGCAGTCCCGGCCGACAATCCATTCTTGATCGCAGCGGCTCGCCTTGGCTTCAAACCATCGATCGACGTTGAGAAGCGCCTACAGTCCATGTCTTACATGGGAGGTGGCGATGCTTCCGTGCATTCGACGCAACTCGCCGTCACAGCCTCGTTGCTCACCAACGGCGTGGAGCGGGAAGAGGTTGTCCAGACCGTGCTGGATGCCACCCGAGCCGCGGCCGGCGCCTATGGTGAGCGTTGGAACTGGCGACGCGAAGAGCGCGCCATTGTCCAGATGTGCGACACGTGGCTGAAAAAGCATCCGCAACAGCAGCCCCGGAGTCTGTCGTCGGCCGCAGTCACCCATACTATCATCGCCGGCAGCAACGTCATCAAACTTGATGAACATAAACAGGAACCGGCCAAGAAGCCTAAGCCGGCCAAAGGTGGTCTGCCAAATCATATTGTGCTGGGAGAGGCCGTCATCGAGGCAATCAAGTCTCGCGGCGATGATTTGATCTTCACTCGGAAAGCCGCTTGGAGATACAGCGATGGGCTGTGGACCATGGAGGTCGACGGGCTCCAAGCGTGGCTCAACGTAGAAATTGAAACTGCCTGCCGCGCGCTCAACATCGACAGCGCCAACAGGGTAATTTCCGAGGCTCGCCAGTGGATCGCCCGCAACCCGGTTTTGTGGCGTGAAAATGTTGCGTGGGATTCCCACGGCAAGATACCGACCCGCTCGGGGTTAATCGACCCTATCACGCTTGATCTAACGCCGCCCGAGCCTGGGAACTACTGCACTTGGCGGGTGGAATGCGACTACGTTCCATCGGCTAAATGCCCATGGTGGGAAGTGATGATCTCCGATTTCTTCGGCGACCGTGACGAGACGCAGCGCGCTCGTCTCACTGAGGTCATCCAAGAATGCCTAGGCGCGGCCATGATCGACATCAAACCGCGAGCGCTGTCCAAGGCCCTTATCCTCCAAGGCGGCAGCAACTTCGGCAAATCCGGTATTCTCGAAGTGCTTGGCGGCCTATTTGGCACCGAGCAGATTGCTACGCCGCTTGCCGCCCTTGAGGGCACCCACGGGCTTATGGCCTTCACACGGCGCCTGCCGTGGCTTCTCCACGAAGCATTCGACCAAAGCAAATGGCATTTCTCGTCGGCCGTGAAGGCGATCATTACGGGTGAGCCGGTCAGCATCAATATCAAGAACGGCCCGATGCTAAGCACCAGAGTAAAGGCGCCGATTTTCTGGGGCACTAATTCGCCGCCGCAATTCAAAGAAGCCACCAAGGCTATCATAAACCGCATGATAGTCATCGAGTGCCGACGCGAGTTTATCGAAGGCCAGCCCATCGGCGCTGCGGCAGAAGCGGCATTCAGAGGCTTCGACAAGCCGTCCACGCTGGTGCTCGCCACGGAGTTGCCCGGCCTTCTCAATTGGGCGCTGGCGGGTCTGCAGCGGGCACTGAAGCGCGGCTTCATTGAGCTGACCGACGAGATCAAAGGCACGGCGAACGCCATCAGGCGCGACAGCAACCTTGTGGCAGGGTTCCTGGAGGAATGCGTCGAGTACGACCCTGATCGGCGTGTGTCAAACCCTGACTTCTGCGCCGCATTCGCCGTCTGGTGGCTCGAACACAAAGGCGAAGACAGACGGCTCCCGAGCAACGAAGCGATTGGAAAATCACTTTCAGCCATGTCGGATCCGCGCATCGCAATCAATCCGGAAGAGCTCCGCGACAAGCGCCGACGGTATTATGCCGGGATCGTTCTGAACGAGCAGGGGCTCGAATATTGGAAGCGGGCGGTTGAGGCATCGGTCTTCGAAGGCAAAACCACAAACACGACAGCGCGCGACGGCATCGTAAACGACGCGATCCCGGACACGTGGGCGGCCAAAAAATCTGTCATCGCAATGCGCAGCACCGCGCGGGCTCTAACTGTCATCGCTCAAAAACTGTCACCCGCTGTGACAGACAGAAACCTGTCACCCGATGACCAGTCACCCGATGACCAGTCACCGACTCAAGTAATTGAAGACGCTAAGAAACCCCGCTTCTGATGATAGTGATGACAGTTTTTTCTTCTATAGCTGGAGAAACAGAAATGAATAAAAAAGATGTAGTAAATAGGGTATATAAAGGGGGTAATAGGAAAAAGCTCGCATCGGTCACCATGACGCTCGGAAACGGCGATTGGGTGGTCACGTTTCTGGATGGCGTTGGCGCTGTCTACTCCGAAACTTGGAATGCCGATGAACCAGATGTTGGCCCGGCATTGCTTGCAGACGGATCGCTGGTCTACATCGACAACCACGGCGAGATCGTCGATGTTATCCCCGCGCATCGTTTGTTTCGTGTCCAGAGGAAGGATGCGATCGTATGAGCGCAGCGCATATCTCGAAATGGCTGGGGCAAGTTTCGGACGCGGCGCTCCCGTTCGAGCGGCGATGGACCTGGCTCGCGCTGCGGCGCGTCAATCCTGACATCGCGAAACGACTCCACGAGCAGCGAGGGCTGTTCGATCAGGCGTGCGTCACCGGAACCGTCGATGAGGTCGAGGAGCAGGGCGCGGCGCTGTGTCGTGGGTATGCGGCCGCGGTGAGGGCACTCGAGGCATCTGGCGAGGCCGACGATGCCTACCTGATCGGCCAGGACAGCGCGACGGGCCTCAAGGTCGCGATCGGGCAGCAGAAGGCGGCGCTCGACCGCGTGCGCGAGGTGCATGGCGAACGTGTCGTGTGGGTTTCACCCGACGAGGTCGCGAAGCTCATGGCGTCGGTCGAGCAATTTAAATTCGTTGGGGCGGTGAAGCGGCTGTTCCCGGGAGCGGAGGTCATCGACCGTTACCCGGATCAGCCGGCGCAGAACGACGCGGCGTAAGGGGATCCAACCATGACAGGGGCAGCAGCACTGATGCGAACGGGAAAGAAGCGAGCCCAGCCTCAATTGGCTGATGGGTTGCCGAAAGGCTTTGAGCGGAAGATCGAAACCTTGGACGATTACGAGCGTGGCTCGCTTGAGCAGCTTCTCGCCTCCAGGATCAGCATCGCACCGAAAAAGCGTGTGCCGATGGCGGTTGTCCAGCAGCACGCATCCATCGTGGTGGACGATCCATTCGAACAGGGTGCCAAGCTCACGGTCACTCGGAATATCCGAAATGATCCCTTGGCTCGCTTGCATAGCCATCGGCAGATCGATGATGCCCAGTTCTATGCCGGGCGTGCCTACCAACGGGATTGGGAGAATGCGGAGCGGGGTGCGCGAGCTATCGATCCGACCAAGGAGGCGGTAGACGGTGGACGCTTTCCAGAACCCCTCTCAGATTCGCAGGCGAAGGCAATAGACCGCGTTGCGTCGGTGGAGGTGGCATTGGGGCGGACCATGACTCGAGTCATCCAGGCCGTTCTAATCCACGGCATGAGCATGGAGGTCATGGCGCTCAAGATGTTCGGGCGCCATGGTGAGGTGGCCTCGAAATACTACGGCCGTCTGTTCCGTGATGCCCTCGATGATCTCGCAGTTGAATATAATTTGGCTTCGAAGTGAAAAACTGTTTGCTGGTCCAGCAAATCACCTGCTATCTGCAATTATCAACTGATGCGCCTCGTGGAGAAATCTACGGGGCGTTTTGTATTTGGCAAAACCTAAAGCCGTCAGGAACTTGAGTAATAAAATACCATGGCCCGCCCAGCAGGATCACCAAACAAGGACAAGCCGTTCCGAGACGCTCTGAGGATGGAGATTGCCGCTCTCGGGGATGAAGATCCCAAGGCGCTCCGAGGATTGGCTAAGCGCCTGCTTGAGTTGGCATCGACCGGCGATCAGAGCTTGGCTGCGATCAAAGAGGTTGCAGACCGGCTGGATGGCAAGCCGGCGCAGGCGCTGGAGCATAGCGGCGACATGACGCTTCGCCATGAGGACGCTCTGAAGGAACTTGATGACCCCGACGGAGAAGCGGATACGGAAGCGTCTGAGGGATGACTTCCCGCATTACGCGTCAAAGTGTCTTCGGATTAGATCGAAGTCAGGCAAGATTGAGCCGCTCGTTCTTAATCGCGCTCAGCTTTACATCCATGAGCGTCTAGAGGAGCAGAAGGCCAGAACTGGTAAGGTCCGCGCCCTGATCCTCAAGGGTCGGCAGCAAGGCTGTTCTACCTATGTTGAGGCAAGGTTCTATCATCGGACTTCGCATAGTCATGGGCTTAGGGCGTTCATCCTGACGCATGAGGATGCGGCCACACAAAACCTGTTCGAGATGGTGAACAGGTACCACGAGCACTGCCATCCGTTCGTCAAGCCTTCGACCGGCGCCGCCAATGCGAAGGAGTTGAACTTTGATGCGCTCGACAGCGCCTACAAGGTCGGTACGGCGGGCACGAAGGGCGTAGGGCGCTCGTCCACGCTGCAACTGTTTCACGGCTCTGAGGTCGGTTTCTGGCCTCACGCCGATACACATGCTGCCGGCGTGCTTCAGGCGCTATCTGATGAGCCTGGCACCGAGGGAATATTAGAAAGCACGGCGAACGGCGTCGGCAACTTCTTTCATCAGAAGTGGCGCGATGCTGAGACCGGCAAGGGCGATTACATCGCGATCTTTGTGCCGTGGTTCTGGCAGAAAGAATATCGCAAGGCGCCCACTCCTGACTTCGTGAAGGACGAGGAGGAGCAGGAATATGCGGGGCTTTACGGGCTCGACGATGAGCAGATGTACTGGCGTCGGCAGAAGATCGTGGAACTGAAAGACCCGGTCCTATTCAAGCAGGAATACCCTGCGACGGCGGCTGAAGCATTCCAGATGTCAGGGCACGATAGCTACATTTCGGCATCGATCGTTGCCAAGGCACGCAAGGCAAACTGCGAAGCATCTGGACCGTTGGTGATTGGTTACGACCCGGCTTGGATGGGCTCAGACCGTCACTCGATGGCATGGCGACGCGGTCGGCAGGTTACCAAGGTTGTGTCAAAGCAAAAGCTAGACACGGTCCAGGGTGCGGGCTGGGCCAAGCATGTGATTGACACCGACAAGCCCAAGAAGATGTTCATCGACGTGGGCGGCGTTGGCGCTGGTGTTTATGACCAGATCAAGCACATGGGCGAGCCGTACGCCTCGATTGTTGAGGCCGTGAACTTCGGTTCGTCGCCATTCGAGCCGCCACCGCTGGATGATCAGGGCAAGCCATCAGGCGGTCCACTTAATCGACGCGCTGAGATGTGGATGAAGTCAAAGGAATGGCTGGAAGATCCCGCCGGCGCGCAGATACCGGATTCGGACAGTCTGCAGGCAGATGCTTGCGGGCCATCATACAAATACGATTCAAACACGAGGCTGGTTTTGGAAAAGAAGGAAGACATGCGCCGACGTGACGCACTGAGCCCCGACGAGTGGGATGCTGTGGCGTTGACGTTTGCCAAGCCTGTTGCGCCATCCAGCTTCAACAAGGTGATCAACTACCCACGTCAGGGCATCGCCTAATGGCTCAGATGTCCTCGTCCACGCTTAAGGCTATGCTCTCGGCTGAAAAGGCCGATGCATTGGCTGCGACAGCTTCCGCAAAGCTGTCCATCGAGCGTTCGGACGCGATGGATTACTACCTTGGCGATATGCGTAAGGACATGCCATCGCTTGATGGTCGGTCTAGCGCGGTATCAACGGACGTTGCTGATACCATCGAAGGGCTGATGCCTTCGCTGATGGAGATCTTCTGCGGCTCTGAAGAGGTTGTGGCGTTCAACCCGGTGAATGCCGAGGATGTGGGCGCTGCTGAGCAGGAAACGGACTACGTGAACCATGTGTTCATGCAGAAGAATCCCGGCTTCCTCGTGCTCTACAGCTTCATCAAGGACGCGCTCCTGCAAAAGGTTGGCGTCGTTAAGGCATGGTGGGAAACCCGCGAGGACGAACAGCGCGAGACGTATCTAGACCAGACCGGCGATCAGTTTGCCATGCTGGCGCAGGCTGTAATGCAGTCTGATGGCGCATTAGCCATTGAGGCCCACACTACGAAGGAGACCTTGGGCCCGGTCGATCCGAAGACGGGCCAACCCAGCGTCACGACCACACACGATGTGACCATTGTCACGACCAAGAAATACGAGACGGCCAAGGTTGAGGGAGTTCCTCCTGAGGAGTTCGGCATTGAGCGCAATGCGCGGTCGATTGCGTCGTCGAATTACTGCTTCCACAAGATTGTGACGCTGACGGAAGCCAAGCTGATTGAGCAGGGCTATGACGCCAGCCAGATCAAGGCGCTGCAGACCTACGGCAACACCTCGAACACTGAGGAATTGAGCCGCGACAGCGTCGATGAGGAATACTGGGCCGATAACTCGACCAATTCGGGCTCTCGCGTCATCGAGGTTGTCGAGCACTATGTTCGGATGGACTACAAGGGCGATGGCAAGGTCTGCCTGTACAAGGTCACAACCGGCGGCGGGCAGGAAGAGATCTTGCTCAAGGACGGCAAGGAAGACATTGAGCAGGTAGACATGATGCCGTTCGCGGCCATGACGCCAGTGATCATCACGCATCGTTTCTTCGGGCGGTCTATCGCTGATCTTGTGATGGATATCCAGAAGATCAAGACGGCTCTCGTTCGGGCCATGCTTGATGCTCAGTATCTCGCCAACAATCCGCGAACCATCGTCTATGAATCGATGGCGAGTGAGAACACGATTGATGACCTGTTGGTCGCTCGACCTGGCGGCATCATCCGCGCCAAGCAGCCGGGCGCAGTAGAACCGTTCAAGCATCCATCGATCGGCGGCGATGTTCTTCCAGTGATCGAATACATGGACGCCACCCGTGAATGGCGTACAGGCGTCACCCGGCAAGGGCAGGGCATCGACGCCAATTCGCTGCAGAATGTGTCGGCCACGGCATCGGCGCAGGGCTATAGCGCGGCGCAGGCACGTATGAAGCTGATCGCGCGCATCTTCGCTGAGACTGGCGTTCGCGACCTATTCCTGTTGCTGCATGGCATCATTCGGAAGCACGCGACGCAGGTTGATACGGTCGAGTTGCGTAAGCAGTGGGTTCCGGTCGATCCTCGCTGCTGGAAAACCCGAACGGACATGACCGTTAAGGTCGGTCTTGGCTCAGGCACGAAGCAGGAGCGGGCGGCGAATCTATCTCTGTTGATGAATATGCAGAAAGAGGCGCTGTTGGGTGGTTTGCCCATCGTGACGCCCAAGAACGTTTATAACGCCGCTAAGGAGTTCTGCAAGGTCATCGACCTGAAGGACGTTGATCCTTACATGACGGACCCGGCATCGCAGGAAGGCCAACAGATGGCCCAGGCTGCCGCGCAGAAGCCTGATCCGAAGATGCAAGAGCTGCAGATGAAGGCGGCCTTGGACGAGAAGGCCGACCAGCGCAAGGCTCAGATTGAGACCGTGCAGGCTCAGGCCGATATCGAGACACAGCGCGATAAGACACAGGCTGAGCTGTATCAGATGGATCGAGACTTCCAGCTTAAGCGGGAATTGGCTCTCCTAGACGCTCAGCTTGAGCGTGAGAGGTTTGATCGCGAGGAGGCTCGCAAGGACCGCGAGCACCAGCAGAACCTTGAGCAGTCACGGCAGGCCCATGAACACGCTATGGCGCAGGGCCAGTTTAATCTAGCTGCCGGCGCGCAGACACATGCTCAAAAGATGGAGCAGGCGAACAGCAAGCCGAAGGGTGACGGCGCATGATGCACGCTTACGTCACTTTCTGCGACGGCAACGGGCTAAAGCGTATCGACGCAACGGCTGAGGAACATCTTCAAAACCTCGACAAGATGGCAATTGAGATCCTGAAGCTCCGAGGCGGCTATATTGTGGAAATCGCAAATCGATGCCCGTCGTGTAGCGGAAGCGGAAAGCGCGCATGATCGACGAGATCAAAGCCAACCAAGACATGTCGCGCGGCGCTCGTGCCAAGTCGCTGCTCGACAATGAACTACTGAACGAAGCGTTCAATGCGTTGGAAGCCGCCTATGTCGAACGCTGGCGGCAAACTCACATCGATGACGAGCGGGGCAGGGAGAAACTGTTCATCGCTGTGAACGTCGTCGGCAAGGTCAAGGCGCATCTATCCACCATCGTGGCGAACGGGAGTGTCGCTGCGAAACAACTCGACGATCTGGCCAGAGAGGCCGCGCGCAAGAAATTGCTCGGTATCGTCTAAACCAAGGAACAATTCATGTCTGAAGAAGCTGGCGTAGTTGCTGGCGGTGAAGTCGCGCCTGCGGCTCCCGCTGAAGTCGCCATTGCAAACGATACTCCGCTTTCAGTTCGTGGAGCTGTAACAGCCTACGCTGAGCGTATGAAGCGCGAGGAAACCAATTCATCCGCTGGCGCTGCTAACCCGGCAGCCACGGAAACGAAATCAGCCGTAGAGGCTGGCGCCGCCCCTCAAACTGAGGCTACCGGTGAGACGCAGGAAGCTGACCCGGCTGAAAAGCCGCCACTCAAGCTCCCGAGGTCTTGGGCATCTGAACAAGCCGATCATTGGGCCAAACTCGACCCTGTGACCCAGGAGTTTCTCCTGGAGCAGGACAGGAAAGCCAGTGAAGCGGTTCGTAAGAGCCAAAATGAGGTTGCTGAACAACGCAAGGCCGCACAGGCCGAGCTAGAACGGGCAGCAAAGGCACAACAGGAGTACGAGGCCAAACTACCGGCCTTGATGGAGGCCCTTCACAACTCCAGTCCATTTGCGGACATCCGCACAATGGCGGACGTGGAGAGGATGGCTGCTGAAGATCCGTTCCGCAAGATTCAGTGGGACACCTATCAGCAGAAGATGCAGGCGACAGCCTATGAGCTGCAGCAGGCAGAGCAGCGCAAGACCGAGGAATCAAAATCGCAATGGGCAAAGTTCCAAAGCGAGGAAAATGCCAAGGTACTTGAACTCCATCCAGAACTGAAAGACCCGGAGAAATCGAAGCAGTTTCAGACTGCGGCGGTCGAACTCTTCCGGTCTGCTGGTTTCGCAGACAGTGATCTGAATGCCATTGCGAATGGTGAGAAGTTCTCGCCGTTCCACGCTGGTCTTCAGGACATCATCATGAAGGCTGTGAAGTACGACCAGCTTCAGAAGGCTCCTCCGAAAGCCGTGCCCAAGCCAGTCCCACAAGTTCAGCGGCCAGGCGTCGCTCCGCCCAAAGGCGGGACTATCGATGCCTCAGTCCAAGAAGCCTCACGACGTTTCACCCAAAACCCCAATGTCCGCAACGCTGCGGCCCTTTATGCGGCCAAGCAGGCGGCTCAACGCTAAGGATCTATTCTTATGGCTCTCCCATCAAACACGTTCGCCACTTACGAAGCGGTCGGCAACCGCGAAGACCTGTCGGACGAAATCTTCCGCATCGATCCGACCGATACGCCGTTCTTCACCATGTGCGAGAAGGTGAAATCCTCCGCCGTCAACCACGAATGGCAGACGCAGGCGCTCGATACCCGCGACACCGGCAATGCAGTGCTCGAAGGTGACGACGCTACGACCGACGCGGCAACTCCTACTGTCCGTCTCGGCAACATCTGCCAGATCTCGGACAAGGTTGCTCGCGTTACTGGCACACAGCAGGCCGTTGAACACGCTGGCCGTGGCGACGAACTCGGCTACCAGAAGATGCTCAAGGGTCTGGCCCTCAAGCTCGACATTGATGCCATTCTCTGCGGCACCAACCAAGCCAAAGTGACCGGCGACGATGCGACCGCTCGTAAAACCGCGTCGGTTCTCTCGTGGATCAAGACCAACACGAGCAAGGCGACTGCCGGCACCGCTGGCGTCGATCCGGCTGCTGCGAACGGCACTGGCACCCGTACTGATGGCACGCAGATCGCGTTCACTGAAGCGCGCCTGAAGACCGTGCTCCAGTCGGCGTGGACCAACGGCGGCAAGCCTAACATCATCATGTGCGGCGGCTTCAACAAGCAGCAGTTCTCGACCTTCACGGGCCGTGCGACCACGACCGAGGATGCCAAGTCCAAGAAGATCGTTGCGTCGGTTGACGTGTACGAGTCGGACTTCGGTGTGCTCAAGGTGGCGCCGAGCCGTCAGGTTCGCGCTCGTGACGTTCTGGTGCTCCAGGATGACATGTGGGCGGTTGCTCACTTGAATGGCCGTAAGATGGTCGCGGTTCCTCTCGCCAAGACTGGCGACAGCGAGCGCGCTCAGATGTTGAGCGAATATACCCTTGAAGCCCGCAATGAAAAGGCTTCCGGCGGCGTGTTCGACAACACCACGGCTTAAGCCTTCACATCAACATGGCCGTCCTTCGGGGCGGCCTTTTCCTTTGGAGGCTTAGATGGCTCTACCCAATAACCACACGTTCAATTCGGCGGATCTGACGACGTATACGCCGAGCGTCGGCACAACGCCTGCCGTGGCTTATATCCGCGTTCCGTTCCGGGCGAAGGTCCATTCCTTCACCGGCATCCTTCGCGGCGCAATTACGACCGCTGATGGCACGATCACTGTTGCAGTCAACGGCACCACGATTGGCACGTTCACCGTGACGCAGTCGGGTTCTGCTGCCGGCCAGTTGTTCAAGAGCGCGCCTACGACCGATGCGCTGTCCTACGTCAACGAGGATGACGTGATCTCGTTCACGCCGTCAGGTGCTTCCGGCACAACCATCGGGATGGACTTCTCGGTTGGCATTCGCGAGGCCTGATCATGCATCGTCCTGAGCGCATTGGCGTAACGCAAGCGATTGCCTACGACGCTTCGGCGGCAATCACGAATGCGTTCAGCTCGCAGACTTACCGGCTTCGGCTGGTAGCTAACTCTGCGTGCCACTTCAAGATTGGCGATGGTGCTCAAACTGCAACCGTCGCTGATCCATTCCTGCCGGCTAACTGGGAAACCTTCGTTACGGTCACTCCCGGTCAGCGCATTTCAGCGATCAAGGCGGCAACTGCTGGCTTGGCTACGGCCACTGCCGGCACGCTCTGGGTATCGGAACTAGTCTAATGACGGTGCAGACCTCTCTCCACATCGACGAAGGCGCAAAGACGTTCACGTTCGAGCGCGTCCAGGATGTGGAGGACATCATTGACCACAACAAGGCGCTCCAGTCGATCTCTCAGCAGAGCGATTGGGGCCGCCATGTTGCGAAGATCCCGAACATCTTCCTGGAGCAGTGGTTGAACGAGGAAGCGCAGCGCGGAAATGTTAACCTTCGCTTATTTTCCGAAGAGTTTGACAAGCTTATCGCCAGAAAACTCCAAGACCCGGATTGGCGGTTTCTGCGGGTAGACAAATGAGGGGCCTATCCGATCAAGATAGGTTCCTTAGCAAGGTTATTCCTGAACCCAATTCGGGTTGCTGGCTTTGGTTGGGTGCCATCTCGGGTGGCTATGGTCGCTTTGGTGTTGGAAGCCGGTCTGACGGAAGTCGCCGCATAGCTGTGGCCTCTCGACTGGCTTGCGAGTGGTTTGTGGGGCCGATTCCGAAAGGAATGGATGCTCTGCACACTTGCGACAACAAGATGTGCGTGAATCCTGATCATCTCTATGCCGGCGATCACTCACAGAACATGCGAGATGCATACGCTCGTGGCCGCAAATTGCCGGCGACTGGTCCTAGAAAGCCATACGCCAAGCTCACCGATGACGAGGTCAATGCTATTCGCCTGTCATCAGATCGAACCGTAGCGCTCGCCAAGCGATATGGGGCAAGTACGCATTATATTTCAGCGATTAAAAATAACCGGGCGCGCGTATGACTTTGTCAACATATACCGATCTCCAAACGGCTATTGCTGAATGGCTGGGCCGTGAGACGGACGCAGGCATTCTCGCGCGCATTCCCGACTTCATTCGGCTATGCGAAGCGAAGCTCAATCGCGACATGCGATCGAACAAAATGGAGCGGCGTTCAACGGCAACCGTAAACATGGATGCTGATGAGCCTGAGTTCATCTCATTGCCTGCTGATTTCCAAACCATGCGACGCGTTCGGTTGTCCAGCGTCGATGGCAAGCCGCGCCTCAACTTCATGAGCGGCGGTCAAGCTGATGAATGGCGCTCCCGTTGTGGGAACGTGACGGGCCGGCCTGAATATTTCACCATCTTTGGTGACGAGATGGAGCTCATCCGCTCGCCAGACATGGCCTACACCATAGAGATGGTCTACCGCGCCAATATCCCGGCGCTGAGCACGGATAACCCTACTAACTGGCTCCTAACAGCTTTCCCAGACATCTACCTGTACGGCGCTCTTATTGAGACAGCGCCTTACATCAAGGAGGACGAGCGCATTAACGTATGGGGATCTGGCTTCCAAACCGTGCTCGACAGCATCAACCAGCTTGCACGTGATCAGGCTTATAATGCTGGCCCAATGACGGCCCGAGTGACGGGAGCGACGCCATAATGGTTCGTGTCACGCACGCCAAAGTCTCTGGCAAGCCACAGGGCCAAGATCCGAACCGCGTCTATGGCAATCATTGGGATGAGGACCATGTTGTTGAGGGGTTGACCCCTGGCGTTGATGTGCAGCCGCACGATGCGACGCTCGATCAGCTTTCCGGAAAGACGCTTACAGGCTCGGGTTCAATTGTCCTGAGTGACTCGCCTGTTATTACGACCCCCACGGGTATTGTTAAGGCTGACGTTGGCCTTGATCAGGTGGACAATTCGTCCGACGTTGACAAGCCAGTCTCGATCGCTCAAGCGACAGCGATTGCTGTTGTGCAGTCCAACATCGACACGCACGAAGCTAACACATCTAACCCGCACGCCGTAACAAAATCTCAAGTCGGACTCGGGAGCGTCGATAATACGAGCGATGCCGGCAAACCAATTTCAACGGCCACGCAAGCCGCGTTGGACGGAAAGCAGCCGCTAGACAGCGATTTGACGGCTATTGCTAGCCTGTCTTCGACCGGCCTTGTCGCCCGCACTGGTGCTGGCACGGCTGCGGCGCGCACGATAGCCGGCACGGCGAACCAAATCACGGTATCGAGCGGCGACGGCGTTTCAGGCAATCCGACTGTGGCGCTTACGAATACGACTGTGAGCGCCGGCTCCTACACCAACACCAGTCTCACTGTTGACGCTCAAGGTCGGGTGACTGCTGCGGCGAATGGGACGGGTGGGGGAAGCGCGATTGCAGCGCCTCAAGGCCGGTTGACGTTGACGAGCGGCGTTGCTGTCACAACTGCGGACGTGGCCGGTGCGACGTCGATTTATTTCACACCCACAGGAGGAGCGGCTCTTCCTATCTGGAATGGCTCGTCTTTCACTCCGACCGCTTTTACCGAGCTGACGCTGGCACTTGATGCCACATCAGGTCACACCGGCTACCATCAAGCCGGTAAAGTTTTCGATCTATTCGGCGTGAACGATAGTGGCACAATTCGTTTGGGTACCGGCCCGGCGTGGTCGTCGAGCACAGCGCGAGGAACGGGCGCGGGCACAACAGAACTGGATTTTTCAAAGTCAGGCATCCCAACCAACAAGAACTCTATGACGCTCCGCTTTGGTTCAGCGTCCGGCAATACGATCACGGTCGCCGCGAACCAAGGGACCTACCTCGGGTCGTTCTACGTCCCGTCGGGTTCCGATGGGCAGACATCCGATACCAAGCGCCAGCGGCTTCTGTACAACGCCTATAATCAAGCTCTGCGTCAACTCCGTGTTGCTGAGTCCTCTCAATCATGGACCTATTCGACTGCAACATGGCGACAGACAAACGCCAACTTGCTAAACCGAATCGAAATCGTGGATGGCCTCGGGACAGTCACGGCTGATGTTAAACAAGGCGCGTTTGTCGCAAATAGCACGTCAACGTCAACTCAGGTTCGGTCTGGCATCGGCTTGGATAGCACCTCGGCTCTTTCAACAGATGGCATGGCCACTACCGGGAACGTAATCAACACCGGGTTGACGATGTATTCGTTTTTCTCTGGCCCTGTCGGCTTGGGCATTCATACCATTGTCTGGTTAGAGTTCGGGAATGGTGGTGCAGACACTCAAACTTGGTTTGGGACCGATATAACGAACGGCAACTTCAAATTCGGCATGGCCGGATCGACGGTCCTCTGATGGTTGGCTCCATTTCATCTCCTGATCGGCTGCTATATACTCAAGAGTTCCCCGGGCAGCCCATGGGCGGCAATCGTAATCTCGTCGGCAAGACGTTACGGCATCCAAGCGTGTTGACTGGCAACATAGGAACATTCATTTGCTCGGGGCAGTCTAACGCGGGCAATACTACCAACAGCGCCGCGTCGCTTACGAACCCCACAAAGATTCACAATCTGAACTTCTACGACGGAGGGTTGTACGCGGGCGCTGATCCGTTACTCGGATGTCAAATGATCAATGCGACGGTGCCGGGTGTTGGCAGCGTCTGGTCGCGGATGGCAGACAAGCTGGTCACTGACGGCAAATATGATCACGTCGTTCTTGTGCCGACCGCTATCGGCCTGACCTCAGTCAATGATTGGGCTGTCAACTCGACGCTCGACCAGCGGATCATTGTCGCGGCTCGGCGAGCTAAAGCGCTTGGTCTCACGATCACGGGCTTTACTTGGCTGCAAGGAGAGACCGACAGGTCACTAAATACGACGCAGGCGGCATATCAAGCGAGCATGACTTCTCTGATCAATCTTGTCCGCGCAGATGGTCACCCCGCGCCATGGTTCATCGCGAAGTGTTCGTATCAAACGGGGGCGGCTTCTAGCGCCGTGCAGGCTGCGCAGGTTGCGATGGCAAACGGCACTGACATCTTTGCAGGGGCTGACAGCGACAGCGTCGTGGCCGCAGGCGATAGGCAGTCAGATAACACACACTTCACGGATCAAGGCGCGGGGAAGGTTGGGCCGCTTTGGGCCTCAACGATTAAAGCCGCGATCTAAATTCACCACCTCTGACGTTCGGCCGCGAGCGCATCTTCTTCCATTTCGTCAGCGGTAAACGGGCGATATTGCCAAGGGGCGTTCTTCCATGGGCGCCGACGCATCCTTGCTTCTTGGGTGCTCGGGTCGGGATGCCATTGGCGCTCATCCTGAGTGAGACCAATTTGATTCAGAAGTTCGCGGATCATCTGGCGTCCTCGGTTGAGCCTGGAGAATTACCACGCCCAACCCCGCCCGAACAACTTGAAGTTTAGCTAAATCGCGCCCCTCGTGGGCCAATTCCACATGGAGAGCCGATGCCAACGCCTTACCGCGCCTTTGCAGCGGACGCCTTCGATTCGCAGG